TTCATTTGATACAAATTCTATAAATTTTGTATTCTCAAAACCTGACATAGATTCCGAACGAACTAAACTATTAAAATAATACCTAATAATATTATCAAAACCTTTCTCAGTTATCACCACATCATCACTCATATTGACAAGTATATCCCAGTCATAATTAGCATTGATAAAATCCATGTCCCTATTGATAGCATCTACTTTCGATTTGCTCGTTCCTGCTATGTATGTATGGTTTCCTTTTATCTCAGGTAATGGACGCATCTTATCGTCATCCACATCAAATGTAGTATAGATATGATAATTCTCTTTATCTGCAAGGTTATCAATAATACTATCAATGCCTCTTAGAAAGTTAGAACGCCTTGAGCGTGTGGTGTACTTAAATAACAAACGTAAACTCATAATGGTAAATATATAGATTTTATTCCTTTGGCAAATTTAGGAAAGTTTTTTTTAAATAACAAATTTTTTTCTTCATTTGTTATACTGCTTTTATGATTAGGGTTACTGTAATCTTCGGAGTAGATATAATTTTCAGTCCCTTCTAACATATTAAAATTTCTATTCCCATTACAAGCCCTCATACTCCATTCAGCGTGTTCAAAACCCCACATACAAAAAATTTCATTAAATGCACCAACTTTTTCTACGCATCCTTTTGTCATAAACATAAATACTCCACCACAATCTTTATAATGCCCAACAGTAAATACTCCATACTTACTTGCAAATACTCTTTTATCATACATATTATGAGTTGAGTTTAAATATAGAAAATGATTAACAGAAGTCGATTTATACCCATCTACAAAAAACTCAATCCATCCATCTTTTATAATCTCTACATCATCATCCAGTAAAAAAATATAATCACAATCCTTTAACGCTCTTAAACATTCGTTTTTACGATAGGCAACACCTTTACGCTCGTTACTATCGTCTGCTACATAGATAGTTACTCCATCCATAAACGTATGCTTTCTAATGCTATCTAAACACTTTTGTAGCATCTCAGGTCTACGGAAAGTAGTCACGCCAATTCCTATTTTAGCCATTGTTCAAATATTTGTTTTCTAACTACATTTACCGTTTCAATGTGATATCTATCCTTTACTGTTTCATACATAGCCTCGCCTAAGTCCGATAGCATATTAGGATTTTCAATTAGCTTTTTCATAGCCTTATACCATCCCCTACCGTTTCTATTCGGTTCAATCAATATACTATTATCACTATTACAATCAAGTGTATAAGGTTGTACATTTGATACTATACACGCCTTTTTCATAAAGCCCGCCTCAATAACCTTTAACTGACTTTTACAACTACTAAACAATGTTTCTCTCAATGGTATTAAACTTACATCAATAAAGTTATAAGACTTGCCATAATTTACCGTATCTAATCCCCACAATCTTCTATAAATCTCATCCCAATCGTAGTTATTATCGGGGATATACTGCATTAAATAGTCCTCATATTCTTTAAGTAAGTGTTTATAGTTATTCGTAAACAATTGCTCTAAGTACTGGTAATAAGGATTAACGTAGTGTTTGTCGCCATGCTTACTAATGTTAAATCCGGCGGCACAAATCTGATATTTGCCTTTTAACTCCTTTTCAAAGTATAACAGGTTTAGATTATCGTAAAGTATTTCAGCGTCTTTTTCATGGTGTACTCCTGCAATATATCCAAATCTTACCTTATCACTTGGTAGTGTTGCGTTTGTCCATTGCTCATGTGTTGGGTCTATTGCGTTTGGAAGTACATAAATATTCTTATTATGCTGTCTAATTACTTGTGCAAGTTTATCAGTTGTAGTAGTTACAAAGTCAGCACTTTTTAAAGCCTCTATTACTTGTTGCGCTATCTTTTCTTTTTTATATCCTTCAAATAAAGCGTGGTTACTTGGTAATACCCAGTAGTCATCAATATCAAAATGTATCTTAATGCCTTTAGCCTTTAGGTAATTTACCATTTCATCCGTTCTACCTTGCTTATTGATTAACCTTAAAAAGCTAACACAATCAAAGTTATCACAATAACCGCCTAAAACCTCTTCGGATGTTAAAAACCGTTTATACTCAATATCAAATCCTTTAAGATTAAAGAATGGTGTTATTTGTCGGTGGTAATTTAAACCAGTTATTCGCTCCGAAGTTACTACTAAGATTTTTTTCATTCTTTAATATCGTTTACAAACATTTTAACTATGTACTCTACTGTCTTAAATGGGATATTAAACTCTGCACCTACTTTACGGTATGATTTTAACTCCATATACTTCTCGAATACTCTTACCTTTACTAAGCTGTTATTATCTGTTATTGTGCTATTCTTATTAATCTTATCTATCCAATAGGCTACACAAAAAGTATCTTTATCCTCTTCTGTATTAGCTAAGTCAAACCCTTTTAACTCGCTATACTGAAATGCTCTATACTTTTTGTAAAATGGACTTGTTGGACTATTCCAGCTAAAATACAAAATGCCACAACAATAAAGAAATAACTGCTTTTTATCTAATCGTTCAAAGAAAGCATCCTCTTTATTTTGTAGCGTTATGTATAGTTCGGAGATAAGGTCGCCATGAAGATTATCGTAGTTGCAATATTTCTTTGCTACTCTGTATATCTCCTTATTCTCAAATAGTTCTTTAAGAATAGCGTCTTTCATTACTAAAATGGGGTATCAGAATAATCAACTACTGGACTCCCGCCATTATCCACCCCTTGAAACTGTCCAACAGAAACATTATCAATCTTCCAGCATTCGATAGAGTTAAAATATCTTGTTTCTCCGCCTTTATCTTTATATTCCTTACCTCGTAAATTTATGTGAAAAGTAGCATCAGCGCCTTTTACTAACTTATCTACTAAGTTACATTTATCCTGAGTGAATTGTAGTGTAATGTGTTGTGGGTATTCTCCGTTTTCAATTGTTACTACAATATCACGTTTTTTGAATTTATCGGATATTACTTGTGTTTCTCCGATTACTTTTACAGTTCCTTTGATTTCAGTCATTGTTTTTAGTTTTTAGTTATTTGCAAATATACACAATTTATTTAATATCCAAACTTTTTTTAAACATTTCCTCTCTAAACTCAATTTCTTTTGCGATATTTCTAATAACTCCGCTTGAAAAATATGTTTGCGCTGGCTCTCTTTTATCAGATAGCATCCATTCGTATAGCTTTTGAGATTCTGACTCTTCATCTATTATTATCTTGTTTCCCATTGCTTATTGTTTTAGTGGTTATAAATGTAGTTATTAATCTTTTAAGTACAAAACATTTTTAGTAAAAAAAGAAAAAAATATATTCATTGCCTTTAGTTACTACTGTTTTCTTTACCGTTAACTCTGTTATATTCCTATCGTTTATTCCGTATTTCTTTTGCAATATATCCAAAAAAGGTTTCAATGGGTTGTCAATATCGCTTAACTTACTACTCATACCAAACTCAATGTTTAGCTTGTTAGTTATATCTATGTTATTAGGTAACAGATAGATACATTCTAATTCGTAACTTTTGTATTTTTCAGTCTTAAATCTTCGACCTTGCCAGCATTGATTTACTGATAATGGTGCAATATTAATTTTTGCCATTCATATAGTTTAAGTGTGATTCTTTTAACATTTCCTTGTATTGTTTCTTATCCCCATACATTATATGGCAACCCCTACAAACTGCTTGTAAATTTTCGATAACGTCCTTTTTCTTAGAGCCTCCCATTCCACGAGCCTCGATATGGTTTATATCAACCGCCTTTGCTCCGCATAACTCACAAGGTATAAAGTCGGCTGTTGTGAAACCGAAATAGTCTAAATATATTTTAGTGTGGTTTTTCACTTCATTTTAAAATGGTAATGTTTCTTCGATTATTTCTACTCTATTTGCAAACTTTCTTAACTTTACTAATCCGTATCGTTTGCCCTTTTCATCTATACAAACTCTGCCGTTATAATACTTTTCTTTTAATTGCTTCCCATCTGAATTATACCAATTTCCATTCTGAAAATATCCAGTAAAGTAAGGTAAAAATGTGTAGCGTATTACAGTTAGATTGTTCATATTTAATTATATAAATGTAGTTTTTATTCTGTTAGCCATTAGTTACCAGCAATGCCAGAACCGACACCGCTAAAACAACCGCAGTTGTGATTTAAAGTCATTAAAACGCTTTTCTTGTTTCTCATAATATTCTTGGTCTATTTCAAATCCTACAAAGTTGAACCCGCCTTTATACGCTGCAATCCTACTGCTACCACTTCCTAAATGTGTATCTAAAATCAAATCGCCTTCTTTAGCATAGTGGGTTAAACAAAAATCGTATAATTGAATTGGCTTTTGGGTAGGGTGTATTTTATCTCCAATATCCTTTTGGTATGCTCTATCGAATATTCTCGTTTTGCCAAAACTACACCAAGCCAATTCTGCTTCGCTAAAATGTCCGTTTTGGTGCTTATTCCAAATTATACAAGCATCCGTATTTGGCAATAATTTTAGGTAATAGTTAAATCCCCACATTATTTGATTTTTAGATACTCGAAACAACTCGTTAATATATTCATCTGTTGGCGGTGTGTTTAGCGTTCCATAATTAAAATGGCTTCTATTAAATCCTGCAATCAATCCAGTTGTTTCTTCTTTATAAGGTGGATCAA